CAGTGGCAGGAGCAGATCCAGCAGCGGCAGGAGCAGACCCCGCAGCTCCCCCAGCGGATTTACCACCACCTGAAGCTGAACCAGAAGGTACAGATTTGGGTGAGACTGATCCAGCATCAGATGATACAACCGAAGAGCTTGATATTACCGATTTAGTTAATATGACCAAGAGCATTAAAAAACAACTTGATGACACACAAGGACAAGATACGGGAGCTACCCAAAAATTAGATGATGTTTTCACAAAATTAAATGATTTGGAATCAAGATTAGGTGAAATGGATCAAGTTTTATCAAAGATTGATCAATTAGGCGCACAAATTCAACAGGTTAAACCAAAAACTCCGATGGAGAAACTTGAGATGAGATCGTTAGATTCATATCCATTTAGTAAAAGCCCTGACCAATTTTTCTCAGAAAAACAAGATGAGATGCAAAAATCAGGAAAGAATGAATATGTACTTACTAAAGGAGATGTTGAAAATTATGGTAAATATGACGTAATGAGGTCATTTAACCCTAATATTGATAGAAATATGTTTTAACACTTGATATTGGAATAATTTTTTCCTATATTTATATTATGATTTACGCCGCATGCGGCAACAATATTTAACAACATGACTAATAACAATATTAGATTATCACATATAACCGACTTTGATGGAGAATTACGTCAAGGTCGGTTTTTATTTTTAAAATTATTCACCCACCATTTGGTAATGATATATTTTTTACTTATATTTGATTACATAAATTTTTATTAACTAAATTTTTTAAACTATGAGCACATTTGAAGCAGTACAAGAACAGTACGAAAAAAACAGAAAAGCCGCAAGCGGCAGCAAGTTCGCCTCTCAAGAGGAAAGAATGAAGAAGTATTTTACCACAGTATTACCGAAAGGTTCTGAGGGTGAAGAAAGACGGATAAGAATTTTATCTCCAAAAGATGGTTCCACACCGTTTGTAGAAGTATTTTTCCACGAAGTACAGGTAGGTGGAAAATGGGTTAAACTTTGGGACCCGAAGCAGGAAGGTAAGCGTTCACCTTTGAACGAAGTTAAAGACAGCCTCGAAGCCACAGGTCTCGAATCTGATAAAGATTTGTCAAAGGGGTATCGTGCGCGTAAATTCTTTGTTGTAAAGGTTATCGACAGAGATCACGAAGCTGATGGACCAAAATTCTGGAGATTCAAAAATAACTCCAAAATGGAGGGCGTTTTTGATAAAATCTTCCCGATTTGGAAAAATAAGGGAGATATTACCGATCCAGTTAAAGGTCGTGATTTGATTCTTTCTTTGGCTTTGACCACATCAGGTACAGGAAAGGTGTACACAGTAATAAATTCAATTATTCCTGAAGATCCGAGTCCGTTACATACCGATGAGGAAACAGCACAGAAATGGCTTAACGATCCTCTCGTATGGTCGGATGTCTATTCTAAGAAACCAGAGGAGTATCTTGACATGGTTGCTCAGGGTGAAAATCCTGTGTATGATAAGGATCTCAAAAAATGGGTTTCAGATGCAACATCTCAATCAACCATAGCAGGTTCAGAGCCACCTAAAGCTCCTCCTGTTGATCCACAGGCTGATCAAGAACCTGATAATGAGGATGATCTCCCCTTTTGATCTAACTAATCGCCCATATCTATTAAAGGTATGGGCGATTTAATAAATTTTTTATATAACAACAAATATGGCTATTAAAAAACAAGATTTTTCAGCAATACTAAAAAAATATTCAGTAGAAGTGTCATTTAAACCAGATAGGTATTTTGATTTAGGTGACGCGTTTTTAGGAGCCTGTGGTATTCCTGGTCCAGTAATGGGTCATATAAATATGCTTTTAGGACATACCGATACGGGAAAAACAACAGGACTAATCAAGAGTGCGATTGACGCACAGAGAAAAGGAATACTTCCCGTTTTTATTATAACCGAACAGAAATGGGGAATGGGACACGCAAAACTTATGGGTTTTGAATGTGAAGAACATATTGATCCGAAAACGGGTGACTCAAAATGGAGTGGGACATTTATTTTAAGAAATGATTTTAAATATATTGAACAAATTACAGATTTCATAAATGAAATGCTCAACGCTCAGGATAAAGGAGAGATTGACTATGATTTGTGTTTTTTATGGGATTCCGTGGGTTCTGTTCCATGCAAAATGACATATGAAGGAAAAGGTGGTAAACAACACAATGCCAGCGTGTTATCAGATAAAATAGGAATGGGATTGAACCAGAGAATTGGAAGTTCGAGACATTCCGATTCAAAATACACAAACACAATGATTATTTGTAATCAGCCTTGGGTTGAGCTTCCAGATAGTCCATATGGTCAGCCAAAAATTATGGCTAAAGGTGGAAATGCAATATGGTTAAATTCAACATTGGTGTTTCTATTTGGAAATCAAAAAGGCGGTGGAATTACTAAAATATCTATTGTTAAAAACGGTAGAAAGGTTAAGATCGCAACAAGAACAAAAGTAAGCGTTATGAAGAATCATCTTAACGGGTTAGGATATGAGGATGGTAAAATATTGATTACTGCTCACGATTTTATGCACGCTAAGGATGAAAAAGAGGAAAAAGCATCCATAGAGGAATATAAGAAAATCGCAGGAGATTATATTAGTGAACGACTAGGAGTTCCTATTAGCGATATAAGCGATGTGAAAATCGAAGAAGATGAGGTTAATTCGGATTAATAAACAATAAATTTAAATTAAAGTAAGAATGAAAAAACTATTATTAGTACTGGCTTTCGTTGTCATATCAATTTCTGGATTCTCACAGAGTCCATGGGACGGATTTTTTAAACCCGTTAATTCACAACAATTTAATTATCATCTTAAAACCGCGGCATTAGAATTAAACCCGAATGTGTGGTTGTTCAGACCTGCAGTTTCAATTGCGGCCACGATGTTATCATATGATAAGGACATAAAGGATTGGACAGCGTCATCTTTTACATCAGTCGGTATGGGTATTGGTTATCAGCATTATATTGATAATAACGGTACTCCATATAATAATTTCGGTTTCAACGCATTAATGTTTGTTAATACAGTGCCCGAAGCAACGATATCTCTCGCGGGAACGGTAAGCGCGTTGAAATTCATTGATGTTGGTGGTGGGTTTAATTTTGGTACAAAAAATCCTTTTGTGCTGTTAGGTATCAAGTACAATTTCTAGTATTTACGAATAATTTCTATGAATGACAACTTTGCTTGTTGACGGCGACAATTTATTGACTATTGGGTTTTACGGTGTCAAGAATTACTTCTATAAGGGTGAACACATTGGGGGAATATATCATTTCCTCAATACCCTTAGAAGGTCTTTCGAAAATTATCATTTGGACAAAATAGTTGTCTTTTGGGATGGCGAGGAAGGATCTCTATCACGCAAGAAACTATACAGTCATTACAAAGAAAACCCCAAAACCAGATTAAAAAGTGAAAACGAAGTAAGCTCTTATAACTATCAAAGACAGAGAGTTAAACAATATTTAGAAGAACTATATGTTAGACAGGGTGAATATAAGTACTGTGAAACAGATGATTGTATTGCATGTTATACACAAATCACCCCAGAGGAAAAGAAAATCATTTTCTCATCAGATGGAGATCTAACTCAACTTGTTAACGAAAAAACACAACTATATAACCCATCACATCATAAATTATATAAACCAAAAGATACTTTTGTCTATGACCATGAAGAGGTTCTAGTTGAAAATATCAAATTGGTAAAAATGTTGTGTGGTGACCCTTCCGACAATATCGCGGGAATCCGGAATCTTGGAATTAAAAGATTAAAGGAACTATTCCCTGAAATTGTAACTCAACCCTTGACCTTGGAGTATATCAGGTATAAAACTAATTTTTTATTCGAACAGGATAAGGAAAATAAGATTATACAGAATCTCATAACGGGGGTTACTAAACGTGGAGTATTCGGAGAAGAATTCTTCCAGGTTAATAATAGCATAGTAAGTTTAGATGAACCAATTTTAACGGAGGAGGCGAAGGAAAATATTAAAGTTTTAATAAATGAAAATCTAGATACCGAAGGAAGATCATATAAAAACGCAATGAAGATGATGATGGAAGACGGTTTATTTCAAGTTCTCCCTAAATCAGATGCGTGGATTAATTTTTTAAATCCATTCCTAAGATTAACTAGAAAAGAAAAAAATAAAAGATATACAAATATAAAAAGATAAAAATATGCAAAGTCAAGATATTACAAAATTCGAATTTCTCCTAACGCTGGAAAAAAACATAGTTATTCAGAGATATTTCAATGTCCCCAATTATAACCCGAAGAACAGAAATTCACTATATTTACATGAATGTATAAAAGAAATTTGTAGAGAAATTTCATCGGATTTGAAAGAAAAAACATTGGATTATATGAGCGACGATCACAAATCTTTCCTCGATTTCAACTACGAAGAACTCACAACTAAACCCGATGAAGAGTATTTTTTATTAAGAATATTACTGGGCGAGGAAGTATTTATTTCTAGGATTTTCCCCGCTCATATTTACCATCCAAAAGCGAGATACGCCGTGGATATTAGGCCGAAGGTTAGAAGAATATTATCAGATTTAACGAATGTTTTATCAGCTGATGTCACGACTAACACCTACCTACAATATGAGATAAGTTAAGAGTGAAAATATATAGAAATGAACGATAAAAATTTTGGTTATTTAGGAACAGGATTTCAACAGCAACTGCTTAAAACACTCATCGAGGATAAGAAATTTTCGATTGTAATAATAGATTCTATGGATAGTAAGTACTTTGACGGGCCTTACTTCAAATATCTTATGGAAAATATTAAAGAATTGTATAATTTATATGGGGCTATTCCCGATTATACAACGCTTGAACAAAAGATAATGAAAGAAAATCGGGATGTCACAAGTAGGGTACATCTTGATACATTAAACGCAATTAGAGATTTAGATCTACCAAACGCGGGATATGTAAAGGACATATCATTAAATTTCTGTAAACAACAGGTTTTGAAAAAATCTCTGAAAGAGGTTGAGGAAATTATGAATAATGGTGATTTTGAAGAATATCATAAAATCGAGGAAATTGTTCAAAAAGCACTACAGGTAGGTTCAACAACTGATTCTGTGAAAGATATTTTTGAAGGCGTTCGTGAATCACTAGAAGATGATAATAGAGAGCCATTTCCAACAGGAATCGTGGGAATTGATAATCTTCTTAAAGGTGGAGTCGCAAAAGGTGAACTCGCGTTATTGATTGCTCCGTTGGGCGTTGGTAAAACTACATGGCTCACCAAGGCAGCCAATACCGCATATAATGTCGGTGGAAATGTATTACATATATTCTTTGAAGATAACGAAAGAGACATTCGAAGAAAACATTATACATGTTGGACAAATTATTCTGATACCGAGCAGTTGGAGCATAAAGAAGAGGTTATTCAAAAGGTTGCCGAGAAAAGAACAACAAAACATTTTCTTAAACTTGTGAAATTACCACCAACTGGGGTTTCAGTTAATGATATCAGATCAATTATTCGAAAATTATCATCTGAAGGACAACATATCGATATGTTGGTTATTGACTATGTTGATTGTATCTCTAGCGAAAGAAATATGGACGGTGATGAATGGAAAGGTGAGGGGGCAATTATGAGAAGTATTGAGTCAATGAAAGACGAATTCAATATAGCTATATGGGTCGCCACACAAGGTAATCGTGAAAGTTTATCATCCGAAGTTGTTACAACCGATCAGATAGGAGGATCAATTAAGAAGGCTCAGATCGGACATATTGTAATATCAGTAGGTAAGACTCTTGAACAGAAAGATAATAATTTAGCAACAGTTACATTACTTAAAAGCCGTATCGGTAAAGACGGTGTGGTATTTATGAATTGCAAGTTCAATAATGAATATCTTGATATTGATACAGATACACAAAACACACTTCTCGGTCATGAAGAACAAATAGCTGAAAGAAAAAGAGAAAGAGCGTCTACCGTTTATAAAGCTGCAGTCGAAAAGGATGAGCGTAAACTTGAAGCACAAGTAGATAAAATATTAGAAAATAGAATCGCAGCTCTCAATCAATCTCATGAAATTGAACAAACACAAGAGGTAATTGATGAGTTTGGAGCCATTGAACTTAAAGATGATGACCCAATAAAGGGAGATAATTCAGGACTGCCAGGGTATCCAGGATGGACGGGATCTAATGACCCAAATGATGTACCATTGAAACAACCTAATGATCCAGAATTAACACAAGAAGAAAAAAATCGTCTCAGACTTGTCGAATTAGCTAAGCAGAGAAAATTGAAGTCTGAAGAAATGGAGGTGAATACAGGTTG